ACTTTCACCAATGTATACGTTACGGATGAGCAGACAAATGTAACGACTCAAATAACTGGTTATGTAATTTCTGATTTTGGATATTACGTTCAATTAAGAGGTGTTTTTAATCTTAAAGAAAATCATTTTTACACAATTGAAATAAAGAATAATTCAGATATAATTTTTAGAGATAAGATATTCTGTACAGACCAAAGTACATCAAGTTTTTCTGTAAACAATGCACAATATACAAGCAACAATACTACAAATACATTCATAGTTTATGAGTAATAACGTACATATACTTAATTTAGCAGCATATTCTACACCAACTATTCAAGAATCTAAAAGAGATGCTTGGGTAGAATATGGCGAAGATAATAATTACTATCAATTCCTTATAGATAGGTATACGAATTCAACGACGAATAACGCCATAATAAACAATATCTCACGTCTTATATATGGTCGTGGTTTAAGTGCGTTAGATGCGTCTAAAAAGCCAAACGAATACGCACAAATGATGGCTTTATTTAACAAGGATTGCGTGCGTAAAATATGTATGGATAGAAAAATGCTTGGACAATTTGCTGTACAAGTACATTATTCTAAAGACCATTCAAAAATCCTTAAGGCTTACCACATTCCTACCAACTTAATTCGTGCAGAAAAGTGCGATGAAGACGGAAATATAGTTGGCTATTACTATTCGGACGACTGGACTGATGTAAAGAAATTTAAGCCACAAAGATATTCGGCATTTGGAACTTCTAAAGATGAGGTAGAAATATTATTTTCTAAACCTTATGCGGTTGGAATGAAATATTACAGCTATCCTGATTATCAAGGTAGTTTGCCGTATGCGATGTTGGAAGAAGAAATTGCGGATTACTTGATTAACGATGTTCAACGTAGTTTTAGCGGAAAAGTGTTATTAAATTTTTCAAACGGAATACCTACAGAAGAGCAGCAAGAACAAATAGCATCTAAAATAACTGCTAAACTTACCGGACCGCAAGGGAATCCAGTTATTGTTGCATTTAATCGTAATGCAGAAAGTGCTACTACAATAGAATCAATTCCCGTAGATAATGCACCGGAACATTACGCATTTTTAAGCGAGGAATCAATGCGTAAAATTATGCTTGGTCACAATGTAACATCTCCACTTATTTTTGGTGTGGCAAGTTCAAACGGATTTGGTTCAAATGCTGACGAATTACGAAACTCAATTATCCTATTTACGAATATGGTAATTACACCGATGCAAAATGAAATACTTGAGGCATTCGATGACATATTAGCGTTTAACGGAATCAGTTTAAACCTACAATTTGAGGACTTAAACCCATTAGATTCGGAAGGTGACTTAACTAATAACGAAGGTAGTAAAGTAATTGAGGGACTTAAATCACTTTCTCCATTGGTTGCAAATAAAGTTCTTGAATCAATGACTCCAAACGAAATACGTGCATTGGTTGGATTAGCACCGGAAGAGGGTGGTGGTAATTTGAAAGACGATAGCGCATTTAGTTTAAGTTCAATTGATGAATTAGACCTATCAGAATTTGGAGAAGATGTACCGGAAAACTGGTTGTTAATAGATGAGTTTGAAGTTGATTATGAAACAGATGATTTGGAAAACGAAATGTTAAGCCAATCTCCAAAAAAGAGTTTATTGAGTAAAATTATTAACCTTGTTTCTTCAGGAGACGCAAGACCAAATATAACAAGTGAACAAGACGAGACTATTGATGGGATTAAGTTTGTTACACGTTATAAGTATGCGGGTGAAACAACCGAAAAGTCAAGACCATTTTGTAAAAATATGATATCTGCAAATAAAATTTATCGCAAAGAAGATATTATAAAAATGGGCAGTCAAGTAGTGAATAAAGGATGGGGACCTAAAGGAGCGGATAATTATTCTATTTGGTTATATAAAGGTGGCGGCGCATGTCACCATAGATGGAATAAACAAGTATATGCGGTGCTTTCAGGTAAAGCGTTAGACTTGCCAAACCAAAGACAAATAGCACAATCTAAAGCAAAGAAATACGGCTATGAAATTAAGAACGAAAACTTGGTAGCTAAACGACCTATAGATATGCCATATAACGGATTTTTACCAACTAATAAAAGATTTCAATAATGGCTGAAGCATTACTAATAACCCGAGAAGACATCGTAAGATATACTGCGATAAATGGAAATGTCGATGTAGACAAATTTATTTCGTTTGTCAAAATCGCACAAGATATTCATATGCAGAATTACTGCGGTACAAAGCTACTTGAAAAGATTAAAGCTGATATTATAGCAAATACTTTAAGCGGTAATTATTTGTCGCTTACAACTACTTATTTAAAGCCGATGCTTATTCATTGGGCAATGGTTGAATATATGCCATTTGCAGCATACACAATAGCGAATAAAGGAGTGTACAAGCATAGTAGCGAAAATAGCGTTAACGTAGAAAAGAATGAGGTAGATTTTCTTATTGAAAAGGAGCGAAGTATAGCGCAGAATTATACGGAAAGATTTATAGATTATATGAGTTTTAACAATGCGCTATTTCCTGAATACTACACAAATTCAAACAATGAGATTTCACCCGATTCGATGAATAATTACACCGGTTGGTATATATAACAAGATAAAATATGGCAAACGATATAGATTGGGGACAAGGAGCAGCGAACAACTCAATAGGTTGGGGACAAGGCAAAACAAATAATACAATAGGATGGGGTGAAATATACGATTTATCACCAAGTGGAGAAACTAATATTATCGGTGCCGCAACTCCATTTACCATTGATTCAACAAGAGAAAAAGTAGATAGTACATTATATACAAGCGATAAAACAATTTATTAATTAAGATATGGCAAAACAAACAATAAACGTAGGTGCTGCTCCAAACGATGGAACGGGCGATACATTAAGAGATTCATTTGTAAAGACAAACGATAACTTTACAGATGTTTATACAAATAAACAAGACACATTAGTTTCCGCCACTAACATTAAAACTGTTAATGGAAGCTCAATTCTTGGAAGTGGTGATTTAACAGTTGGTGGAAGTTCAGGTATTTTTGGTATAGCTAACTCAAGCGGTGTTTACACTTACTACGCAACTCCAGCATTAGCGTATGCAGCTGCATCTGTTGGTCAAACTATTGAGTTATTTGCGGACTATACTACAAGTGGTTCAGAGGTTTTAACAATTACAAAGAACGTAAATTGGAATGGTAATGGGCATACTTGGACTAAAACGGCAGCAAATGAAACAGCTATCTTTACAAGTGCGTATACTTCTTGTAAATTTTCTATGCTTAATTTAAATTTAGTAAGGCAAAACGGGACTAATCCTTCTGATATTTTAGTATCTAATTTATTTAATACAACAAGCGGAGTTTCTGGTAGAATATTAATGACGGGTAGTTATTTTGAAAATCAAAGTACCCAAGGTACTGCGATATCTATATATCCATCTTCTTCATTAGAGGTAGTTTGGCTAACTGCTAAAGGTGTAAATATAGGTGCATTCATAGGGGCATTGAATACAGTAAGTAATTGTTTATTTTATGGTGTTTCAGGTGTTGATATGAGAGGTATTGCGAATTTTTGTTATAGTCAATCAACGACTGGATATGGAATAAGTACATCAACTTCTGGAACTTTAAATAATTGTATAGGAGTTTCTGTCTCCGGTTCGGGAATTTTGGGTGGCGGATATATGTATAACTCAATAGGCAGAAGTACATCGGGATTTGGAATTGAATCAAATGGGGGAATTGACTTAATTGGTTGCAATGGAATTTCTGTTTCAGGTCAAGGTATCTATTTATTCAATAGCACATCAAAAAATATGGTAAATAATACGGGTGTTAGTTCATCCTCTAACGGCATTAGATTTCAAGCATCACATTGTTTTAATGGCACATCAATTTCAACTTCTAACGCATCACTTTGGGACACAGCTTCGAATGGTAAATTATATAACTGTAATATTATTACAAGTTATAACAATGCTGCTGGTTATGGTATTTTAGGCAATGCAGGTACATTGCCAAATTCTTTAATTAATTGTAATTTTAATTTAATTAATGCAACTGCGCCTTATATTTTTAATGGCGGAACTGCAAAAGTTATTAAAATGCGAGGCAATACATACGAAGGTGGTGCAACATTTAATGTAAACATTACTCAAGGAATCACAAATATAGAAGATACACAAGGAAATATTTACTTATAATAAATAAAAAAAAATGGAATCAGTTACAAAAATTGACATTATGGGCGTAGAAATTTACGCTTATAATGAACTTACAAATACAAGAGAAATTTATCCTTTGACATCGGAATACGATTTCTTCATGAATGAATTTTCAGATACGCAAGAGTTATTGTCTGTTAATATTTACAATCCTATCCCAAGAATTATGAAGTTTTACGGAATTGAGAATTCTATTCCAAAAGATTTTACAGAATTGGACTATGTGGATATGACTACAAAACAAAAGGCGGATTTTAATGCGTTTGTCGAAATTATTAAATTAAAATAATTTTTATTTTGAAATTAACAAAACCGAAAATCAAAGACATTCAAAAGTTGAAAGTCTACCTTAAAAAAATAGACAATGGCAGAAGTAAAGATAAGTGATTTAACACCAAAAGGTAGTAATCTAATAGCAACGGATTTGCTTGTTATTTCCGAAGATATTGGGGGCGGCTTATACGAGACTAAATCCATTACGGGTGACGAGGTATTAAATGCCGTTGCTAAAACTGCAGTAGCGGTAAGGAATACAACTGGCGCAACTATTTATAAAGGAACAATTGTATACATATCCGGTACATCGGGTGGAAAAGCATTAATTTCAAAAGCAAAGGCAGATAGTGAAATAACAAGTTCCAAAACATTAGGTGTTGTAACTGCTGACATTGCAAACAACGCAAATGGAAATGTACTTACAAATGGTTTATTGACGCTATTAGATACACGCACAACGGCAACAAATCCATTTACAACAGTTACTCTAACAATTGGGGATGACCTTTATTTGTCACCAATTACGGCAGGATATGTGACAAACGTAAAGCCAATTGCACCGAATAATTTAGTGTCTATTGGTAAGGTTTTAGAGACATCTGCTACAACGGGACAGATTTTGTATTCAATTGTTAATGGATATGAACTTGGTGAACTACACGATGTTGATACAACGGGTGCAACAGATGGAAATATCTTAACTTTAGTAGGTGGAATTTGGAAGCCTAAAAACTATTTAGATGGAATTGTAATGCGAACTCCTGACTTGACAAAACAATATTTAGTATCAA